ATGGCGACATTGCGGGCGATTCACTCCGCTGGGCGTGTGATACCAACCGCCCCTGCGATTCCAAACGGAGTAGCCCATGATCGCAGAAATCCCGTCGATGTCGTCCCTCGTGTAAACCTTGCCTTGCCCGGCCAAGTCAAGCATGACCTTGCAGAACTGACGGCTCGAACCTTTGTCCTTGTTGCTGAACCCTGTGGCCCATGCGTACTTGTAGCGGACCTCCAGTACAGGTTCGGCAACTTCCTTGACATTCTTGGGAAGGTTCTGCTCGGCAATCTTGTCCACGGCCCGACTGATTGGGTAGCGGTCCTTGGTAATCAAGTAGGCGACACGCTTGGCGACCTTGGCTTTGCTGACCCCGAACTCCTTTGCCATTTCTTCAACCGATGCGTCCCGGTTCTTCTTGCGATACGCCTCAATCTTCTTGTCCAGTTCGACTTCTTCCTCGCCCAGTTCGGCAAAGGCCAACCGTATGTTTTCGTCGATGTTGGTGTCGAACCGCATCGGCTTGGAGTGCATCACGTGGTAATCGTCTGCATGGCATCCGAACTTGCTTGCAACCACTTCCAAGACCTTGAACTCTTCGTCCCCCCATCCGTAGTCTTCGTCGTCTTCTTCGCCCCACGTAGGCTCGCTAAACTCTTGGGCCTGAACGCCCAGCATCGTGTCAATCTCTTGGGCTGATAGACCGAAGCCGGCTGACAACATGGTCCGAGCCATCTCCAGCGTGATTTTCTCCTGCATATACTGCCTGACAATACGCATCAGGTTTTGGTACTCACGCCCCGATAGTTTCTTGATGTTGTCGTTGCTCTGCAATGCTTCCACGGCTTGCGGTTGCTCATCGGGTTGGGGATTAGGTCCCACAACGTCGGCAGGTTTCTCCAAAGGTTGCAGACCTGCTTTCTCACGCAGTTCGTCTTGGGTCATTATCTGCAACAGGGCTTGTTCGCTTAGTCGCTCCGTGATAGGCTCAACGGGGATAAGTTCCATCCCTTCCACGCCATTGAAGGAGCCGAGGTAGTTAATCATCCGCTCCACTTTGCGGACCCGGTCGTTGACGTAGGTCGCCTTGAATAGTTCGTAAGCCTCGACCAATTCGTTGCGTCCACCTAATTGGCCTTCGGTCTTGACTCCGAATAGCATGGGGTTGGTTACACGATGGGCGATGAATATCTCTTGCTGGATGGCTTTGTTCAAAATCTCGAACTGCTTATCCATGTCGCTCGGTGTGAGCGGTTCCAAAGTCGGGGCCTTGGCTGCATCATCGTTGAAGGTTACAACGAAGCGACCAGCGTTGTCCGTACCGCTGAACTTACGCTTGATTTGCCTTTCGATGTCGCCTTGCTCTTCGGGGGTAGGAATCCCGTTGTTGAAGTTTATCAAGTAACCGCCCCAAAAGTTGTTGCGCAGGTTGTTGTTGTGGAAGTTGGCGACCTGTACGTCTGCCTCAATCCAAGCGTTCCCTCCGATGTATTCTGGGAGAGGGTAGTGCTTCACGCCAGCAGCATAGACCCTGTAATAAAACAACTGCTTTCCGAGGCGGTTCTCCGGGTCGAATGCAGGGATTTTCTCGATGTCGCCGACCTTGGGGAACAACTGCATCATATCATCGTTGTACCAGTCAGCGACTTGAAACATTTTCTCTTCTTTGTCAACCCGGATTTTCTCAAAGGGAACATGCTCCATCTTGGCGATGGTTCCCAACTTGGACCAAGTAACCGCAACCGCAAAGCCGTTGAAAATCTCTAAGTCCAAGACCAGTTTCTCGGTGATGTCGTTTAGGTCCTCCGTGCTGGAAAGTCCGTCGAAGAACTTGATAAACCGGGCTTGTTGCTCCACGGTCAAGTCATCCCCTGCCTGCCAGCCACCGCCCATGATGTAGTTAACCTTGCCGTTGACGATGGCGTTGTGCTTGGACGACCTGCGATAGTTGTCAAGCAGGTAGTAGGGGTATTCGTTAGCAAAGCCGTAGGTGATGTATTTGCCGGACCTGTTCTCCAGCATCACGGGGACCTTATGCTCTATCCCAAGCCATTGGGTGAAGTGTTGAGTAGATTTATTACTCATAGCGTGTGGATGGTAAATGAAAGGGCTGAAATCGTGATACTTGTACCGCTATCGATTGCGTTGACGTAGATGGTGAACTCATCGTTGACCGCACCCGTAACGTAGGCCTCCGTGTAAATCGCATGGCCGTTCGTGTGAGCCGTTGTGATGTCAGTCATTGACTGGTCAATCGTTGTGCCGTTCTTGGCGATGTAAACCTTGATTTGGTGGTTGTTGCCCTGTGCCAAGACCATGGACGCAGCGATGCGAAGGGTTGCCCCTGTTGTGCCGGTGTAGGTCAGCGATGTCGTGGTCCTTGAAAAGTTGTAGGTTGACAAAACGCCTGATTTCATCGCACTTGTCAACTTGACTCTTTGCCCCTGCGTTGGGGTGAAAGCCGTGTTGGTATCGAGGTAAAGGTTTGCAAAGCCCCGTTCCCTGTCAAGCGTTGCGGTATCGGCAAGGTCGTCGAATAGACCACCAACACGGGATGCGGTGTTAGCCCCGGCAGCGGTTTCGTTGGTAATGGTAGCAGCACTCGCTTGGAGTTGGCTTCGTGTTTGTACGCTCATGCGAAGGATTGGTCAAAGGTTGAGTCGAATACCCTCACGCTGGATGCGAGGAAGGTGTTGTAAGTGGTTGTGTTTGCGTAGGTATTGAACCCTACCGTTGCGGTTTGTACAAATGCCAAGCCCGTTTCAACGACCGCCAAAGCAGCGGCAACCGTGCTATTGGTATCGTAAACTTCGTAACGATACGAGCCTGTTTCAAGCGACCCCACGGCAATCGAAAATTGGTCATAGCGGTTGGTGTAGTTGGAAAGGTTGGCAGATTTCAGCAAGGTGAAATCGGTCGTGGTGTTCTTGGCGATGCTCGTGAGTCGCAAGATGTAGCGGTCCCCCGTGCTGGCTCGCTCGGTCCAAGTAACCGTCAGGGTGTTGGTCGTGTCAGGGTTCAGGTAAAGCATCTGCTTGTAAATGTGCGATGCCCCCGAATTTCACAATTTGCGCCCAATCTGCCTGTATAGTTCGGCCCGCTTCTTGGCGGTTTCGACCACGTTGAACTGCTTCTTGATGTCCCTTGTGAGGTTGTCAGCCAAGCCCTTACGAAGGTCGGGGTCAAGGATCAACTGCTTGATGTACGTGTACCAGTACTTGGGTTTGTTGTAAGGAACAAGAAACCCGTTCTCTCCGTGCTTGATTACGTCCGTGTAAGGGATGGTTTCGCTTGCGATGATGGCCTTGTTCATCCACCCTGCCTCAACCACCTTCAACTCGGATTTGAGTTTGTTGAACTTGGTGTCCCTCAAAGGTGCAAGGGTAACGTTCACGAAGTTGTAACCTCCCACATACGAGTAGATGTCAGCAGCCTGAATGCGTCCGTAGTTTGGATTATTGCCTTGGTCGCTGATGATTTTCTCGTAGCCTTCATAAACAGGATTATTGTCGTTCCACCCTCCAAGATAGAGGCGGTACTTGCCATCCAAGTTTGCGTCCCAGCGTAACTTCTGCATCCCCTCACGGAGCAGTTCCATGTCCTCTCCATGCTGCGCACCACCGAACCAACCGAACTTCACGAGGTGCTTGTCGGGTTCTTCTTCAAGGTTGGGAATAAATTGCTGATACGCTTCGTATGGCTCGTTCTGCAAGATGCTCACATTCGCATTTAAAGGCCGTATGCGAGCGGCAAGATGCTCGGTGGTACAGGTAACCCAGTCAGCCAATTTGATGTGCTTACGGATGACCTCTGCGAGTTTGGTTTCGTGGTAGTGGCGGTACATGATGTGTCCGCTCTCAAGGACCCAATAATCGTCCAAGTCAAGGATGACTTTGGCCCCGAATTGGGTCAGGGCTTTGTAAACATTCTCCACCTGCTCCATCGTTCCCTGACACCACAAACGGCTGAACAGGAACAGGTCTATTGAACGAAGCCCCTCGTCGCTAATCGTGGTGATATTCTCGACGCACACATAGTCAAACTCCGGGTAGTTGTCGCCAAGGTAAGCGTTCGGCATTTCGAGGCGGTAGTAACTGCACCCGGTTGGATGTGCGTTGTAAACGATGCAAATCTTCATGGCCGTAAAAATAAGAAGGGCAGCCATTGCTGACTGCCCCTCTCAAACCTCAGATGATGAAAACCTGATGCGAAGATACTACGAACCCGTGATTTGTGTGGCCAACGGTGTAAAAGTTGTTGACACAATCAAAAGCATTGGGTCGGGTTCCATCCCTGTCAGCGTCATTTCGTAGCCACTTCTATCTCCGAATGCAGTACCACTGCCAGCAGTTCCAGCAGTTGCCTCAAGGCCGTTCGCAGCACCCAACACCCAATAGCGGTTGTTGTTGTCTTGGACGATGACCAGCAGGCGGTTGCGAGCAAGCAGACGGAGTTCGTTGCGGACTGCGACTTGCAGTTTGTTGATGGTAAAGGTAACCTCAGGGGTGTAGTAAATCGAGCCGTTCTCGATGCTTGCATTCAGCGTTTCCGTCATGGACGAAGTGGCCTTGGTCAAGTCGTACTCGTAGAAACCCGAAGAGAAACCTGTGAAGCCTGTAACAGTACCGGAGCCATTGGTGTTAACGGTTCCCGTAGCATTCCAGCCTTGAACATAAATTGTTTTGATTCCACCTACGGAATCACGGCAGCCGAGGGCGTAGCCAGTTGTTAAGGAGCAGGACATATGTGTATTTGGGGTTTAAGTTTCAAGGAACAAAAAGCAGGGGGAGGTTTCCCTCCCCCCTACACATTAGGTCAAGCGGAAGTCAACAACCAAGTCGGGGTAAGCGATTTGGACACCTGCTTTGAAGGCTGCTTGGAAGCGGACTTCGTCGTTGTCTTTGCTGAACCAAATCGAGAACTGCTCCTCGTCGCTCAACAAGTCGGTTCCGTAGAAGAAGTTGCCGAGGTAAGACGAAACGATGCGGTTTGTTCCAGTCAAGCCGGGGACTGCAATGACACGGACGTTTGTGCCGGGATACATGATGTCCCCGTCAGCAAGGCCAGCCAAGTCAACTTGGTTATACAGGACGTTAGCGGTTGATTTGAACGCACCAAGCAACGTACGGAAGTTGTCCCAACCGCAGAAGATTACGAGGTCAGTCTTGGTCAGAATGGCCTGTGGGATTTGGTTGTAGATGCCGTCGAAGATGGCGATGGCATTGCCTGTGGTGATACCAACGGACGCAGAAACCGCACCTGTGTTACCGCTGATGGTAGAACCCGAAGCAGCGTTCAACAACTGGTTGACACCTGAAAAGTAGGTGTTGCCCTTCCAAATTGCGTTCTCCAAAGCCTCTGCGATACGAAGTGCCTTCTGCTCGCTGAATGCCTGCTCGAAAGGAACACCATCGTAGGTAGAGCCAGCGGTCAACTGGGTCTGCATCCAGTATTGTTCCAAGGAACGAGGACACAAGGTTTCTTGAACCTTCATACGGCCAACGGTGATATTCCGCTGCGTGAAGGCAGTCGTTCCTGATGTAGTGTAACCGCAAGAATCACCGCTTTGAATCAAAGCATCGGTGTCCATGAGGTTGAGGGCAGCAGCGAACTTGATGCCCACCTGCTTGGTGAACAGGGCTGCTGAACGAGCGGAGAAAACCGCTTTGGTGATGAGAGGAAGCCTCTCTTGGTCGGTGTAGGAGGTTAATCCTGCAAAAGTAAATGCCATGGTTAGTGGGGGTTTAGGGGTTAGTTTTTAGATTTAAGGGTTTGAAGTGCTTGTGCGAGAGCGTTGAAGTTCTGCGATGCCTGAGCCTTACGCTGCTCAACGATTGCGGAACCGCTGGCCTTGGGGGCTTCTGCTGGGAGTTCGGAAACCTTCTCAACGATATCGGCCATGGTTTCGACCTGCGATGCGAATGCAGACATTTTCTCTTTCATCTTGCCCATCTCGGCATAGGCAGCCTTGAGTTCGTCCATGATGGCTCCGAGGTGCTTGGCAACGATGGCCTCCACAACTTCGGGGGTCATTGCAGGATAAGCTTCCTTGATTTCTTCGGTTACCTCAACGGCTACTTCGGGGGTGATTTCAGCAGCAACGGGCAAGGCTTCGATTTCGGGGGTTGCTACTTCGGCAGCGATAACCTCGACGATTTTGCCTCCTTCGGTCTTGATAGTACCAACGCCTTCGACAACGTGTTCGCCATCGGGGGCAGGTAACGTGCCATCTTCGGCAACAACGTAAACGGCAGTCCCGGCAACGAGGTCCCCGTCAACACGGACAACCGTTCCATCAACGAGTTTGTAGTCAGCGAAGGACTGCTTTTGAGTGCTGAATTTGCGGAGTTCAGTCCGCAGGGATTCGATTGCGTTTTTCAGGTTCATAGTTAGTGGGATTTGTATGTGGGGGTTAATTGTTGCAAAAAAGCGGTTAATTCGTCAGCGAGGCCAGCGAGTGCGACCTCCAGTTCGGATTCGGTCTTGTCCATCCCGAAGAGTCCCTCAACGGAGAAACCCCGGAACAGGTTGCGGTTGTCCCACACCTCGTCGTTCTCTACTTTGAAGGAACCGAACCAAGATCCGTCGGGTGTGTCCTCGTAGCCCTTGGGTGGCATGATGCCACGCTCGGCATCGGTTATAAATGACTCGAACATGAACACGCCATCGAGTTCGGCATTGTGGTAAGCGTTGACGTTGTGCTGGTTGCCTTGCTTGAAATACTTTTGGACTATCTTGCGGATGGTGGCTTTGTCAAAGACGACGTAGTATTCCCCGTAGGTTTCGTCCTTGCGAAAGATGGGGGTGTCTGCAAGCATGAGAGGCCCGGTCAGGACCCTGCGTTCGCCTGTTTCGGTAAACTTCTGCTTGGCCTTGCTGAATGCTTGGAATGGTCGTTCGATGGCGGGCATATCGGTCAGGGCCACGAATTGGACCCCTTCATCCACCTCGTCCACGGTCATCCTGTAAATGGGTAGTTCCATAGTGGTAAATGTCCTACGCCCCCAAAGTTGCAAATTCCTCCAACCTCCGAACCCTGCGAGTGCTTTGGGTGATGTCCCTCTCCACCACATAGGCTCGCATAGGCGATGAGCCTTGACCTTGGCCTGCCGAGAGTTCGCCCGTGCCGAGGTTGGTCGTTTGTGGGTTCGCAAAGATGGGCGGTGGGGCTGCGCTGGCTCCTGCACCCGTTACGTCTGCACCGGGAGATCCTGCACCTGCACCGCCTTGGAATTGTTGGGCCTTAATCTTGGCGACGTTTGCAAGACCAGCAGCAAGGGCAAGACCTGCCTCGACATAACGCTGCCCGGGGAATACCAACTTTGTTGAATCCGTAGAGAGCGCAGATGTTACGGCTAAATAGGTGTT